TTTACGCTCGCAGGAGCGCTTCACAGCGTGTCCTAACTATACTAATGCAAAAATACGACCAAAACCGCCCTAATCAGGGATGATAATTGTTCGCTTTGGTTTGGATGGAACTTTGTCTTGCGCTTCCATAGCTTTACGCAAATGCGGCAGAACATCGTTGAGCATCATCTTAGCCATAGCTGCAGCTTTTTCCTGATGCTCAATTTCCTGTTCTGCGCTGGTACGAGCAGACTTGCGTTCTACTTCAGCAATGATGTCATTACTGACACCTGCGCGTTTAAGCAGTTGCTTGAGGTTCATCTGCTGGCTTCTCCGCTGTTGGATTAGCATTTAACGCATCAATTTGTGGCCCGCATTGTGCTTGAATGGCTGCAATAATGTTTGCCAATAAAACAGTTGGGGTTTGGAATGGTTGGTTTAATGCATTCAAAATACCATTGATATCACTTACTGAAAACTTCAGTGTCATGATTTTGTCTGCTAACGGATCTACTTCTTTTGCTGCTACATCGACTGTATCGGTCATTTTTTACTTCCTTTCTTTGGTTTAATAATTACTTCACTTTCTACATCTGGTATTGCTATTTCTGGCGAATCACCAAATCGAGTTTTGGTGAAGTGGCCTTTTTTAATCATTACTTCAAAGCCATCCCACAAACGCTGGAATTGCATTTCAGTAACATACTTAATGCCTTCTAATCGATTAGCTAATTCATCTTCACTAAAAGCGCCTTCTGGTCTGTCTAAGTGTTGGCGAATCAATTCATCAATCATATCTACAACGCCCCATGCTTTGATGATGTCCTGTTCTAATTCAAAACGATCATATTCACAAAAGAGTTTCATTTCTTCATCACCTTTTTCATCTTCTTTAGTTTTCCGTCCCAATCATATGTGAAGTAGCGACCCACTTCTTCTAATGCTGGAATCAATGTTTCCCAACTAGCAACATCATCTTCATGGTATGCGTTGGGGTTTTTCTTAGCGTGTTTTAAATCTTCTGTTAGCCAAATATAACTTTTCATTATTTCTTGGCTAACAATTTTATCTACGCAATCATCGTCAATTTCTACAATCATAGTCTCACCTTTTGTTCATCTACTCTTACACATTGGGTTGCAGCAAAAGTCATCTCAGGCTTAAACGGCAAAGATAAAAATTCTTTCTTTAGCTGTTCGCATCTTGCTTCTGAAAGCGGTTCATGGCTAACTACAAAATCGCACTGTTGTCCCATACACATAATTGCTACAAACATAAATGCGTTCATTTGCCACACTCCTGATCAGCAGTTGCAGATTTTTTGCGCAACTCAATTTCATCACGCAAATAAAAAGCCGCTTTTTCTAAGTCTTGGATATCTTTACCTTTAAGGTCTGCTCGCCAAATGTACTTCATAACATTGCCAAGGTTAAAGCCCATATGGCGCGTAATTTCTAAACACTCAACACCGCTGGGGTGGCTGGTGTAATGTTTAGGATTGTTGACTTGGTCGTACATTGCGCATCTCCTTTAATTCTTTTTGCATAATCTGTAACTCCTCGAAGCTGTCACAAACCCAGATTCCCAATATACTTTCGTAGCGGCTTGTATCGATATCCTCAACACCAGTAAGCGTCTCCAAAACATAGTTTCCCCCAACACGATGCTCCACAATAAAATGACTCACAGACCCAGCTCCTTCTTGATGTACTCTACGCCTTTAGCGAAATGATAGCGCCAATATTTTTCTGTAACCATTATATCAGAATATGTTAAGCCGTCAAGAAAAGCTGTCATTACTTCGCGCTGTTTTTCATCCATATGATGCTCTACTAAACGCTTGATATCAATCATATCTTCAAACGTCCAAGGCAACCAACCTTCCAAGAGTTGCATTGATGTGCCTTCAGAATCATCTTGTTCTAATGGGTCTGGATCTTCATCAGATAGTCTGGGCGCTACTGCGTTTACTTTGTGTTTGGTTTTTGTTGTTATTTTCATTTTACGTTTAGTGCTTCTAATAATGCTTCTTGGGTTGATATCTTTCCTTCTAATACTTTTACTACATGCTCATCAATACTATTAGACAAAACTAGATGGTGTATAATAACCGGCTTTTCTTGCCCTTGGCGGTAAATACGTGCGTTGGCCTGGATGTAGTTTTCCGAAGACCATGGGAGGTCGAACCACACCGTTTGTGCAGTGTCACCAACGTTGCACTGTAGATTGAGGCCGATTCCCCCAGACTGGGGATGGGCAAGGAGCATACGAATCTCGCCGCGACGCCACGCCGCAATGTTGTCATCGTCCAGCACCACAGCTTGTGGGAATTGAAGACGTAGCCGCTGGAGGCTGTGCTTGAAGTGGTAGAACACCAACGTTGGCGAGGAAGACTCTTCCATGATCGACTCAAGGCGTTCCAGTTTAGCGCGGTGTATTTCCTGCGTCTCTCCGTCTTCGCCATAAATTGCGCCGCTGGTGAATTGGAGTAACTTGCCCGCCAGTGTCGCCGCTGTCGGAGCTGTGATTTGCCCTTTACCGAGGTCAGTGACCATGTCTTTTCTAAGTTGATCATACTTGTCCTTTATGCTCTTTTCTAATTCAATCTTGTGGTAGATGTTACTTAGTGTCGGTAGTTGTAAATAATCTTGGGCTTTTAGTGACACGCAGATGTCCGATATTTTTTCCTGGATCTGCTGCTCGGCGCCTGGTTTTAATTTCCAGTTGTATACCACGTGGGTATGACGGTTGACCTGGTCCGGTTGCAGATACTTGTCCCTGAAGCGGGTGAGTGATGTCTCTAAACGCTCTCCTAAGTCCAATATACCCACCTGGGACCAGAGATCAGCGATCCCCTGAGGGGTAGGTGTACCAGTAAGGATAATACGTCTCTCGAAGCTCTTTAAGTGTTTCTTCAGCGCTTTGAATCGCTTCGTCGACGGATCCTTGAACCGGCTGCTTTCGTCGATGATTAGATTCTTGAATTTTTTCATCTCGGGCTGCTCGCATAGCCATGTCAAATTTTCTAGATTGACTACGTACATATTCGAAGAACTCCTCAACGCTGTCAAACGATTCGCTGGAGACCCCATTACTTTGGCTATCTTTAAATGTTTTAGGTGTTCCCATTTACTTGCCTCTTCCATCCATACTGATTCTGCGACACGCTTAGGCGCAACAATAAGTGTCGGGCCATCAAACTGCTCCGCCAGTATCGTCATAGATGTCGTCGTCTTCCCCAAGCCCGGGGGTAGGAATAGTCCGATGTTGGGGGTGCATTTCGCCTTCCCAATCATCTCGATCTGATACGGGTGGAGTTGATCTCTGCGCAACATGGTTTATAAAATCCTCGACTTCTTCTTTAGAATGTAATACGTATACAGGAAAACCTGCCTTGCTTAGCTCGTTAAATACCAGGTTTTGTCTCGGGCTTAATTGTCCGGTTTGCGTCTTTAACTCGATCAAGTACGTTCTCTGATTTATGAATACTATCCGGTCCGGTACCCCGGTTATCGTGCTCAGCCACTTGTAACTTAGCCCCCCGTATTTTTTCACCAATTTCGACAAATGCAGCTCGATCTCTTTTTCTAGTACCTTCACGCTTTTCTTCCTCCGTAGCGTAGATTGAAAACACCTGCTTAAAAATATGTTCGCCCAGGTAGGAACGTGATTCATCACCGATCTTAGAGTCATCCTCACCAATGTATTCGAAGACGTGCGTGACGGTGTGACTTACCTCATGGTAGATGACCCCCATCCGCTCTAACGCGTCGCATTTTGCCATCTCTTCAAAGTTAAACACGATCGCCAACATGGCACTATGTGTGCCCTCTTGCTGGATGTAATGCGATTCTGCCAGGCCAAAGTCCAGGGCATTATGGCGGGTCGTGATGCCAAAATTCTTCAATGCCTGCTGAAAGACAGTATCATTAAAGCAGACTACGATAGGCACACCAAAGTGGCCGGTGTCTGCGGTGTAATATAGGGCCTTAGTGCCGCGTGTTTTTGCGGTTGATTTGCTCGATAATCGCTTGCTGCTCTTCTTCCGGCAAATCTTCAATTGGTGTGGCATCTTCAAATATCTCCCCTGTGGCTACTAACTCTTGAATGCCCCGTACGAGGGCGTCATAATCTTCCTGGCTAAGGTCAAGTTCATCAGCCCAGCCCTCTTCAAATATTACTTCTTTTGGTTTCTTTTTGGTCACTTGGGCTCCTTTGCCTTTTTGATTTTAAGTCCTTCTCTTAATTCATGGCTATGTAACTTCTTGCCGGGTTTCTTTACTTCACCTGCAGCTTTGGCCACTTTGGCTGCTTTCTCTCTGCCAACAAACTCTTTGTTTGATAACAAAAAGCCACGCTTGTCTGCATTTTTTGGTCGACCGGCTTTCTTTTCAATCTCGGTGTGTGAATATGCCGAGGAGTCTGCAATGACTTTGCCGGATTTTTCTTTTACCGCTGGTTCTACTACCTTGAGTTTTTTCGTTACCATTTTATTTATTCCAAAAAAGTATTAATATAAGACCGAAGATTGCTACATATCCGATAATTTCCATTATGCGTTCCTATGGTATGCGTCGTTAGGGTTGGCCAGCATGCTGGCAATAAGTTTGTCAATGGTTGGGAACCACTGGATGACTTTGAGGCCGTCAGACTGGTAAATGGTGAAGCTCATTCTGTTTTAATTGCAAAGTGTTTGCCTACTGTTTCCCACACAATGCCTTTCCAATGTTCGTTAAACTCTTTCTTTTGCTTTTCGTGACGCTTGATGACTAATTGCTTTTCTTC